TAGTTTAGCTAATCAAAATGGCATTATACACCCAGAACGGTGACTATCAAGCTCCTCCAGCAAAGGTAACAAGGCAAGGTAACTCAAAAAACACCAAATTGAGTGCCACTTCTAGGAATGGAGCAAAGAAAAAATATAGGGGTCAAGGAAAATAGTCGGGAAACCCTATAAATAAAAGATATAGGGGTCAAATTAATGGGAAAACCTAATAGACCTGTCGATATGTCCGATTCCTTTAAGGAAAACGGTTGGGAATATTGTAAATATTTAATTACTGACCCAAGATGTGATAAATATCTCAAATCACAACAAGAATGGCAAGCTACAGGTTCAGCTCTGAAAAGTACGTCAGCAGAGGATTCAAGGATTTAGCGATTTCGCTCAATTCCAACCCTTCTACTGGCGATTTTGGCGTGGTTAGGAATGAGAACGCTATAAAGCAGTCTGTTCGTAACCTGATCTGCACCATGTACGGTGAGAGACCATTCCAGGATGAGATAGGATCTCGTGTTAGAGAGCTATTATTTGAACCATGGGATCCATTTAGTGTTGATTCTATGAAAGGTGAAATTTACAACTGTCTTGCAAGACTTGAACCTCGTATTGAGGTAACTAAAATAGATTTAAGAGATGATTCAGAGATCAATTCTATCCAAGTTGCCATAGATTATACAATAGTAGGACAAGAAATCCAACAGTCAGTCGATTTTCTCCTAGAGAGAGCATAAAATGTCAGCAATTCCTTCACAATTAACGTCGCTAGACTTCTTTGAGATCAAAGAATCCATCAAATCGTACCTTCGAACCCGAAAAGAGTTCACAGATTATGATTTTGAGGGATCTACATCATCATACCTGATTGATGTACTAGCATATAACACATATTACACTGCATTTAACGCTAACATGGCGTTGAATGAGGCATTTCTTGAGACAGCGACGGTTAGAGACAACATTGTAAGGATAGCAAAGCAGTTAAACTACACTCCTAGGTCTATAAAAGCGTCTAGGGCGTGTTTAGCAATTGAAGCTCAGACTACAATTGGTCTAAATGGTACTACATATCCAGAATTTGCTACTTTAAGGAAGGGTGATGTCTTTGTTGCTAACAATGATAACGATAATTTCACCTTTACACTGACTCAAGACATTCAAGTTGCTGTTAATAGTGCTACTGGTATAGCAAGTTTTGATAATGTGCTTGTTTATCAAGGAAATCTATTAACTTACAACTATACAGTTGACTATACACAGCGTCAGGACTTCATAATACCTGGTGAAAACGTAGATACGAGTCTTTTGGTGGTAGACATCTCTCCAAATGCTCAATCTTCTGAAACTGACACCTATAATCTCGCTGCAAACGTCACTGCTGCTGATGCTAATACCAGAATTTACTATTTGGAGGAGACAGACGACCTTAGATACCGTCTAGTTTTCGGTGATGGGTCAATTGGACGTAAATTAGTCGATGGTGAGTACCTTACTCTCACTTATGTCAGTACTGATGGTGTTGAAGCCAACGGATGTAGGAATTTTGACTACATTGGCAACATAGTTGACTCCGATGGAAGGGTATTACCCCCTGCACAACTCAATATCAAGACAAAGGACGCTGCTCAAGATGGTGAAGACCGTGAAACAGGTCTTTCAGTCAAGTTTAGAGCACCTAGAGCGTATGCAACCCAAAACAGAGCAGTCACAGAGACAGATTATGAGCATATAGTCTCAGAGATCTATCCACAGGCAGCATCTGTAACTGCATATGGTGGTGAGAAGTTAAATCCACCTGTTTATGGAAAAGTCTATGTCGCAATTAGACCAAAAACAGGAAATAAGCTCAATGCGACTACAAAACAGAAGATCAAAAACGATTTAAAGAAATATTCCGTTGCTTCTGTCGAGCCAGTCATCATTGACCCAACAAGTTTCTACATTATTCCAAAATCTTACGTTTACTACAACGGAAACGACACTGCACTCACTGGAGCACAGCTTGGTACTAAGATTTTACAAGCAATTGACCAATTTAACAAGAATGGTCAAAATAATAGATTCGGTGGTCGTTTAGATGGATCCAAATTCGGGTCTATGGTTGATAATAGTGATACTGCGATATCTGGTAACGTAACCCAGATCACTTTGGGTAAAAACCTTGATAAATTCACTTTTGGTAACGTGTTTACCCAGTGTCTTGATTTTGGTAACCCACTTTATGACCCTAATAAGTATGCTGGCGATCCTGACGGAGGTGATGGTGATAATACAGGTGTTTCCTGTAAACCAAACTTCTCAGTTGCCAAATCTGGTACATTTTATGCCACTGGTTACACAGAAGACCTAGTTAACCTCACTTTGAGTGACGGGACAACTTCTGCTGGTGTAACATCAAGTGGTTTATCAACAAATGTAGTAAATGAGGTATTGGTACCTGTAAACATCAGAGATGATGGCACAGGAAACCTAATTCTAGTCACAACAAGGGATGAGACAGAATTAGTACTTAATCCTTCTGTAGGAAGTGTAAATTATGCAACTGGACAAGTCTGCGTTGGTCCGATAGCGATCCAAGGCACTCCAGATAACACTGAAAGACTTCCAATCCAAGTATTACCTGCTGGTGGATCTATCTTGATTCCACCTGGCGATGATCCCACGGTCTTTAGCCCAACAGTCAATCCAATTGACTACACAATCAATGACACCGCAATCCCAGTCTTCGATCCTAACAATTTCGCAGGTTATAACTTCGGTGACTTGGGTGGTATAAATATCATTGACTATCCAACTGATACATTCGTGTATCCAGTAAGCGAATCCTGTTTCTAAATAGATGTCACCGATAACAAAGAATATCAACGTCTCTGATAGAGTCGAGAGTCAGTTACCTGATTTTATTCGCCAAGAAGACAGACAATTAGTCAACTTCTTGTTTGAGTACTATAAATCTCAGGAAAAAACTGGTAGACCTTATGATATCCTTAACAATCTGTTAAGGTACTTAGATCTCGATAACTATACGTCGGAAGAGCTATCTAGTTCAACAAGTCTGCTTAAGGATATTGGTGTAGACGATCCTAAGATCGAAATTGAGTCTATTGATGGATTCCAGACTCAAAATGGATCTATAATGATCGATAATGAAGTCATCTACTACGAGGACGTAACTCGTGGTCCTGATGTCATCATTACTCCAGGTATTTCGTTTCCACAGTTTAATAAGAAGAAGCAACAGCTAGAAAACCCATTTCCGCTGTTCGATGGTGTTGAGAAAGTCTTCCCAATGAGTTTCTTGGGTACTCCTGTAGCACCTCCTAGTGCGGAGCACCTCATTATCGTCACTTACAATACTATGTTAGTGCCTGGCACTGATTACAGTATTGATGGTCTAAATCTTGTCTTTAACGAGGCACCTCGTGACAGGACTGGTGGAGATGATTCAGAATTTACTAGAGTTACATATTTGGTCGGTTATGCTGACCAAGAGATCAAGGTTGCAGACACTATACCTTGGCAAGAGTGGCAGAATACACAAATATACCCTTTAAGGATTAATGGATCCTCATATACTCCAACTTCTGAGATTGGATTAGTAATTAATAAGAATGGTAGGTTACAAGTACCATATGAAGACTTTACTGTCTTCCAAGACAAGGTTGTCTTTAAAAATCCCATCGGAGCTGCAGATCTTATTCATATTAGGACTGTTGAATATGTTGCTCCTTCATATGGGTCTGGAGCCAAGGCTATTGCTCAGGTTGACGACGTAGGTCAGATACAAGCACTTATTCCTAAAGAAGGTGGTAGTAAGTATCGTTTAGATTTTAACCCTAAAGTTACTATTGCTCATAAGGAAGGTATTAATGCTACTGCTAAGTCATTAATCGGTGGTATTAAGGATGTTAACCTTCTTGACGGTGGTCAGGGTTATTCTTCATACAACCCACCTATCCCTGTAGTCGTTGTTCCTAATGATTCTAACGGTACTATAGCACAACTGTCATTGACAGTTAATGATGAGACTGGAAAGGTTGAAACTCTTTCTATCACCAATAGTGGTAGTGGATATAACTTCATTCCTGCAATATCATTTAAAAACCCTGCTGGTGCGACCAATGGTGCTCCTACTATTGACGGAGAAGGTCGTGTTAACCTAGGAAGTATTGAAGTACTTACAATGGGTAGTGGATATAGTAATCCACCTATCGTATACATTGATCCTGCACCTGAAGGTGGTATTAATGCACAAGCAGTAACAAAGATTAACCAGGATGGTCAAGTATACGAAGTACAAGTAGTTAATAGAGGTAGGGGTTATGTAACTCCACCTAGAGTAAAGATAATTGACCCAATTGGTGCTCAAGTCCTTGATGTAACTGTTGCATCTGGATCTGTTACCAATATTGAGATGTTAACAGGTGGTAGTGGTTATACTGATGCTCCATCTGTCTATATTGTTGATGATAGGAAGGATGGATACGGAGAACTCATTGGTGGTACTGGTGCAACTGCTGCTGCAACCATTTTCAACGGTGAAATCACTGATATCAACATTACCAACTTTGGTACTGGTTATTCTAACGAATTCCCACCTAAAATCTACATTGCTGATCCAAGATCTGCTAGGGCATCTGTAGATGTCGGATTTGACCAAGTTACTGGTTTTGATATCCTTGAGAAGGGATCAGGTTACTCTCCTAGTGCCTTCCTAGGGTGCTCCAGAGGAGTTTCTGGTCCTGTAGAGTATGATAACCTCCATAATGAGGTATATGCTGGAGAAGCAGTTTTAAGACAGTCAAATCACCTTGCTGGTGGTCAAGTTGTCAATTTAGACACACTTTTCATCAAGGAAGTCTTTGATAAGTTTAGAAGGCAGTATTTGCCGACTATTGACATTGATTTTAGCGAAGTTAACCCTGTACAGGTCATTAAAAACATTAGTGACTTCTATGTTTCAAAAGGTACTAAATTAGCGACTCAATATCTCTTCAAAATCTTATTTGGACAAGATGTTGACCTTTATTATCCAAAAGATGAGATTATTAGTCCATCTCACGCTACTTGGGTTGTAGACACCATTCTTCGAGCAGAATTGATAGAAGGTAACCCTGCAAACCTAATAGACGCACAAATTAACCAATATGCCGATGCTGTTGACACTAGCGTTACTGATGCTTCAGCTTTAATCGAAAATGTCATCACAATCATCGAAGGTACCGATACAATCTACGAATTGGCTATATCGGAAGAAACATTGGTTGGGAATTTCATTATTCCTTACAAAACACGTCTCGTTGAGCCTCTTACGACAACTGGGCAAATCATTACGGTTGACTCGACGATAGGATGGCCCGAGAGGAATGGTACCATCAGAATCAATGATGAAGAGCAAGTACAGTATAAAGAGAAGTCCCTAAACCAGTTCATCGAGTGTACTAGGTCTAAAAACGGAATTGTTGAAGATTGGGATCCTGGTACCATAATCCAGTCCGATATCTACATCTATACCAACTTTGGTACTTCATCAGAGTGTAAACTCAGAGTTCTTGGTATTGCAGAAGCAGGAACTACTGTTTTGGACAATACAGGTAGTTACTACCTTGGTGGAGACAAATTGAAGGTTGCAAACCTTGGATCCACTGCTGAAGAGCTAAGATTGCAATCTTGGTTGTATAATGTTAAAAAACTCATTCAAGTAACCAGTATTACTCCTGGTGGTGTTAATAACCAGACTGCGACTGTAGTTTGCGGCAACCCACACGGATTATTGGTTTCTGACCAAGTTACGATCTACGGTGCAAACCCAGTTGTCTATAACGGCACATTTACCGTTACATCTCGTATTAACGAGTTTGAATTCTCATATAGGATCAATACACCAACTGAGATCATTCCAGCAGGTAATATCCTATTATCGGTTGACCTTAACAGAGGTAAGTCAGATGTAACCTCTATTAACAAGGTTATTAGCGAATTTACGACTAATATCCAAAACTCATTCTTTAATGACGAATATGTCTATATTGCTGCATCTGGATTACCAAACTACAAGATAGGTCCATTTACAGGGTCAGCATTGATCCCAGGTAACCAAAGGAAGCTACTAAGATTCCCTAGGACAGTACAGACTATATCAGAGCGTCAAACTATCAATCCAGGTACTCCAATCGGATCTTGGGTTAATGGTGTTTCTATCTGGTCTTATAAGTCAAGAGAATACGTTCAGTATGGTCCTTTAACAAATATCACTGTAACTAACAATGGTATTGGTTATGATGCTGGTGCAAAACCTAATGTAGAGATAGAAGGTGGTGGAGGTACTGGAGCATCTGCTGAAGTTATTGTTAACGGTAGTCTTGATAGTTTCAATGTTACAACTGAAGGTACTGGATATACAGAGTCACCTTTAGTATCAATCGTAGGTGGAGGTGGTATCGGTGCTACTGCACAAGCAGTTATCACTGGTGGTCGAGTTACTCGTATTCTAGTTGAGCAACCAGGTACAGGATATACATCACAACCTAGTGTTTCTATCACAGGTGGTGGAGGTACTGGAGCAGAAGCAACTGCTAGTGTTAGAGGTCCAATTCAGAGTGTTAACGTAACAAACTTTGGTAGCGGTTATACTTCACTTCCTTCTATTAAGGTTAACTCTGGTGAGAATGCCTTAGCACAACCAATCGTATTGAATGGTAGAATCGTTTCTATCGCTATTATTAACTCTGGTAATTCCTATACTACTGCACCTAACGTAATCATCAATGGTGATGGATTTGGTGCTATTGCACAAGCAACTATCGGAACTATTGGAGAAGACAAAGGACGTGTTTTAGGTGTAACTATTACCAACAAGGGTATTGGGTATACACAAGGTTTAACAACCGTTAGACTCGAAGCAGTAGGTCAATTAGCATCATTTGAACCTACAGTCTATCAGTGGAATAAGAACTTAGAATTTGAATTAGGAGCACAAGGTAACAAGTATGACTTTGCAAGAGGTTATGTATTCACTGGATATAACAACCAATTTGGTGGTGAATATGCTCACCTATCAGATCCTAAAGAATTAAGATATGTTGTTGGTGACAACGTATTCCTAAACCCTGTTACTCAACTATTCCAAGAATTAGCATCTAACTTTAAGCACTCCCCAATTATCGGTTGGGCATTTGATGGTAACCCAATTTATGGTCCTTACGGTTATATTGACCCTACTGACCAAAACAGTGGTATTAGAAGAATGCGTACTTCATATAAATTGAAGTCGAATGTTGTATATGATGCTGCTACTAATCCAACCCCCTCCCGTATAGATGGCCCATCACTTGACACCTATCCTGCTGGTCAGTTT